TTTTAAGTTAAGACTTGTCATTTGACTTCTCCATTTCTTCAGCTTCAATTCGTAGTCGATTAAGATACCACTCAGCTTTCATTAAGTCTTGCACTCGTTTGTTCTTATATCTCCAACGATGTAAATACTTCTTAGTGTTACCTTCGAGATAACCCATGAATGCTTCCTGACTTAGGTTATCTTTTAGGTAGTCGATGCATTCGATAGAACCATGATTGTAGTGAGGCGGTTTGTTCACCTCATCTACAACCTTAGGTTTCTTCTCAGGATCTGGATAGGAATCCCAAGTGTTAGACACCGCAGCTTCCTCCTGTACCTGAGATATCACAGATGTCATGGGTTTCGACATGCTCATCAAATTCCTCACCTAGCTTTTCAACGGCCTCAGTGTATGGCACAGATGTCAATGGTTGTCCACCCCTGCTACCATCTGGATAGCAAGTGAAACCTCGAAGACGACTTGCGTACTTAGCTAATGTCTCAGCGAAGTCAGCTACAGTATCCTCATTGTTTAGTTTACTACCCCAAGATGGAAGATTAATTGTAGAACTAATGCTCATGTCTACGTAGTCCTGAACATCAGCTTGGAATCTAATGCGTCTTTCGTAGTCAGAAGCTAAGTCCAAAGCTGACTCAACATTCTCAGGGTCAACTCCGTATAGATCAATTAGTTCTTGTGCTGCTGAGTCTACAACATACTGGTATACCCAACGGTTGCTACCCTTGAGATACCTGCGCTTGTAAGCTACTGCGAAGATAGGCTCGACGCCAGTACTTGTTCCAGCAAGAATACCAATAGACCCAGTTGGAGCGATAGCCCGGTTAGCCACAGGGGTAGATACAGAGAGCTTCTCCGCGAATGCCTTGCTAACCTTGTCACTAACTCCTTTGTACACCGAGAGCCAAGCATGTAACTCCGGCGTAACTTCGTACTTATAATTCCTTTTGATGAGCCATTCATGTACACCCATAAATCCAAGGCCCAATCGTCTGTTCTTTTCTCTTGTCTCATAGACTTTCTCGTATGGTAGGTGGGCTTTAAGTGTCCCACAGATTAAAAATTTTGTTGCTAATTCTACGAGATCAGACAGTTCAGATAGGCTTTCGATTCTACCAAAGTTAAGAGAACCTAAGTTACATACATCGCTATCGTCCTCGGATGTTACTTCTGTGCAGGCATTTCTAAGTGTCTCGTTTTCCTTATCAAAAAAGTTAAAGCTAAAGCCAGGTTCAGCAGTCTTCATTGCTTGTTTAACATTCTCAAGAAAGACTTTGCCAACCTTGCCAGTTTCATAGTAGTTTAATAACCATTCAGTATCGTAGTTGACACTGATGTTAGTCATATCCATAGGAGCAGGAAAGTTAAAGTCATCCTGTTTGATATCCCATAGTGTCTTACCTGTGTTACCTACAGGCATTGATCCCCAGTCCTTAGATGCAAGGAACTTATTAACGTCTTGATGTTTCCAGTTAAGACTTGCGTAGATTGCTGACCTACGAGATCCACCCTGCATAACTCTACGGCCAATCTCATTAATCATTTGCATCTTAGGTATTGGACCTGAGGCTTGTCCACCTGTACGCTGAATAGGTGCTCCCTCATGTCGATACACACTGTAGTCAATACCGATACCACCGCCAGTCATAAGGCATGACTCAGACTTCCAGCTTAGGTCAGCCCAGTCTTGTCTACTGTCTTCTTCAGCTTTCAATAGGTAACAGTTGTTGAAGAATTTATTAGGTCTTCCTGCGTAGTACAGATACCTACCACCAGGAATAAACTTCATATCAGCTATGTATTTAGCTAAGTCTTTACGTTCATCTACTGGCATATGCTCACCACATACGTCCTCAACTAGTGTCTTAGCTAATGCTTCCCAAGATTCACAACCTTGGTGACGGTACTTATGATTGAATATATCTTCGCTGAACTTAGAGCGAAACATAGGGTTTAGATTTGATTTGAAAGCCATTGGCTATTCCTCTTCGTCAGGCATTAAGTAATCAGTATCTCTAAAGTAATCATCTAAGTCAATGAGACCCTCGTAAATTAAGAGCCTTACTATAGCTTCTTCATTGATATCAGATATCTCAACTATATCATCTAGACTATGACTTAAGCAGATTACTCTAGCTAATTCATTTATGTCACGTCTCATAATCTTCGTCCTCAATAGTCTGCATAAGATCATAAGGATCAAAAAATGGAGTCTCTATAGGATCTATGCTAGTCTTAAAATGTTCTACAGGCATCATTGCATCTTCGTAGGTTTGATAGTGAATTTCAACTTCAGCTATCTGCTGTATGGCATCCTCTATCGTACACAGATTTATCCACCCGCCTTCTTGTTCGTTTGGATTTCTGTATGGACCGTCTACAACCCAGTGAATTAAGAGATGCTTCATTAGTTTCCTCTCTCAGCCATTCTGCTGGTATTAACTTATCAGCGAACTTAAAGCCGTTCTTGATACACCAGTCAGCGTAAGTAGATTTACTACCTTTGTACAGCTTTGAGTTACTGTTGCTGAAGATGAACCTAATGTCTATGTCAGGGTGTTGCTTCTTAACTTCTAGATGTTTCCTTCTGTCAGCAGATACAAACCTACCCTTGGTCTCAACTACAATACCATTAGGCAATATGAAATCAGGAAGGTACTTGTGAGAGATAACCCACTCGATCCTTACAGTCTCATACTGGTAGTCAATTCTTTTGTTTTTAAGAAACGACGCATTGTCAGCCTCAAGTCCAGATCTAAACTTACCTAGATTCTTTTTGTTTGTAGGCTTACGTCTCTTAGTTGGTTTTCTGTGCCTAGAATTGTGGATCATCAGGTAGATACTCAGGGACTCTAGGCTCTTGCTCAACTTTAACTAAATGCTGAAGACCTGACGAATAGATAAAGGATCTAAGTTCAGGCCAACAGATGTTCTTAAACTCACAGTAATTACAGGTAGCACACAACTTAAGATTAGGACTATCTCTGTACTGAGGTACAGGCTCAAGCCTACTAGGAGGATTATCTGAAGATACCATAGCTTTGATGTCTTTGATCTCTTCTACTTTACCTTCGATGTCCTTAGTAAAGTCATGTATATCAAGCAGCAGTTCACCTGTGACTTTATTAACTACAAGAAATGCACCCTTAGTCTTTTGTGTAACCTCAGGGTCATCCTTAGCTGCTGCTACATATGAAGAAAGCTGAGAGATATAACCAAAGTTATCCTTGGATCGTAGCTCACCTTTCTTAAACTTTTGAAATGCTACAGGAGATGCCGACTTAACATCTACTGTCATACCGTCGATGACTGCATCTCGATGTCCTCTGATACCCTCGATCTCCATCTTACCCTGTTCACCAGTTACATGATGTCCAGCAGCTTTAGCAAGATTAAGAACGAGAGACTCAAGTAGGTCTCCAAAGAAAAACTTAAGAAGGTCACTACCTTTATTACCAACTGCTTCTCTTGGTTCATTGATTCTATACCATAGTTTACGTTTACATGGAGCACCTAAACCTGACATGGATAGTCTAGCTCGATACTCTTCAGGCTTAGAGAACCTACGATTAGATAGGTCAGATATTTCCTTGCCTAGAATAGCTGAGATGTAGCTACTCCAACCACCCTCGCCTTTAACTACAGAATAGATATCACCAATTAAAGTTGTGATTTCCTTCTTCGTATTCATCTTCTTCACCTTCAAATTCTAAGGAGTCTTCGTCTTCAAAACCAAAGACATACTCTTCTAGATCAAAGAAGTATTCCTCCAGTTTCTTCAGCAGACTAGCGAAGTCACTGTCGTATTCTTCAACTAATTTATCTAACTTAGATGCTGAGATAATCTCTCCTGTAGTACTAGCCAACTTAGATAGTTTTTCTAGCTCAGAGATTATGTACCAGCATTCCTCAAAATTACGGAGAAGATCATTCTCTAGAGACATATCTTTTATCTTTTAAAAAAGGGGTAGTCCCAAGGTGCAGGCTTGAGACTGAGTTACGTGGCCTCCTACACAGGCAGAGAAACCTTTAGAACCTTGGTCCTGAATCAACATTTGAAGCACCACTTGAAGCATAAGACACAAGGTTAGTTACACCTACAGCCTCAAGAGTTACGCTTTCGCTTGGTGAGTTCGGTCCTTTGTAAACTCGGAAACTAATCTTAGCCTTAGTTCCGTTACCGATTAAACCATCTTCGTCAGGATTCCATTTGGTAACATACTGATTGATGTCGTTACCTTCTTCTGCATCCATACGAACCTTAGCTGCCTCGAAGTCAAAGACCAACGGAGCATCTAGAATCCAATCGTCACTCATCTTATGTTTACGCTTGAACTTAAACTCGAATGAACCATTACCTAAGTCTTTAATTCGACTAGCTGTAATCTTAAAGTCATTGACTAGTTTATCTCTGGTTTCCTTAGAGATTGTAGCTGAACATGAGTACTCACCATCTGGATTGTACTTAGTATCTTTGTTAAATGAAAAGAGTTTAGGCCAGGAAATCTCAGCTTCAACTACTCCTCGTTTCTCGAATTTAGACATTTAATTAGACTCCTCTAGTAATGCCTTTGGGTTTAGGGTTGGATGTATTAGCATAGTTAATCCTCTATGTCAATAGGTTTAGTGTGTTTCTCCCCAGTTTTTTCCGATGTCTGAACTTCCTGCGAGTGGGCAGAAGAGTCCAAGTTTAGTTCCAGTTGTTTCAATCGAAACTCTTTGAATAAGTCCGACTGTTTCTGCTGTTTCTCTGTCACCTTTTACCTCAGTTTGCCATTCGTCGTGAGGCCATGTTACTAGCTTGTAGTCTATGCCTCGGTCATCTAGCTGCTCAGTCCATTGCAGTGCTGAGTGTTTCATCACAACTGCTTCACCATTCTGTAGCATACCAGCTAGAGTCTTATGCTGCGATGGTGTCTTAACTTTTCTTCCGTCTAATCCTATGAAGTATCCTTTCGCTGCTGCCTTAGGAATGTCCTCGTTCTTTAGCTTGGCTAGACCTGAGATAGATTGAGTGAAGTTATCTACAGCTTGACCAGCTTCTCTTGTGTTTACTCTTAGTATCTCAGCGATCTTACCTACACCTGCACCTAGAAGAAAGGCATAGATGAAAGTCTTAGCCATATCTCTAGTAACGTGACTCATGCCTAGAGCCTTACGATTAACATTGTGAATATCAGTCTCGTCCTCCTTCTTACCTGAGACAATAGCATCTACATACTCTTCTGACTTCATAAGATGAGCAAGTACTCTTAGTTGAATACCCTCAGCATCAGTTCCAACCAGAAGACAATCGTTAGGAACAGTAAAGAGAGACCTGAGCCTTCCATCGTATCTATCCTTAACTTGGTCAACAACAGATCTAGGTTCGCCATGAAACTTAGCTGGTATGTTAGCTTGGTTAGGTGAGGAGTGAGCCATACGTCCAGTCCATGCACCTATGTGTTGAAACCTACCATGTATTCTACCATCA